TTGCTGCATCATGAGTAAAAAGAAAATTTGAAGTACTTCGCATAGTACTTGAAGTAGATACCGCGAAAGTAGCTCCAGGTGAGCCGCCCGTACCGTCTACAGGGGAACTGCTTGCACCGTCATCATAGGTAGCCCAATCTCCAATCGCCGTTCCATCCGTAGATGCGATGTAGTTAGGAGTTGCTCCTCCGCCTGAGCCCGTTCCAACAGTTGTTTCGGCCCCTGTCGAGTCTAGCACAGTAAGCTTTTGTGTGGCATCTTTTACATAAACTTTATAATTACCTGCTGAGGGGTTGGCTGGGGTTGAGGCCTGTCCATCTAAAGTAATAATATCTGTGGAAGGAGTGGTTAGCGTAGGACTGTTGGAGGTCGCCCTAGTATCAATATCAGCCTGCAATTCATCCAAAGCCGCTTGAACAGTAGTAGCTGCTAAATTCCCCGCTGCTACGCTTGAAATAGCCGAAGCGTCATGTGCATCTGTTGTATCATTTAAATGGTCTGTTACAGAACTAGAGCTTGCTTTTGAATCTAATTGAGTTTGAATATTACTGCTAACACCGTCTAAATAATCTAATTCTGTAGGCGTAACATCACTTGAGACTAATTTTTTATTAGCATCTAAGTAAGGAACAGTCGAAGCTGTTTCTGTTGGTATTATTAATCCATTTCTGGGCTTGAATTCATTCGACACGATTGGTTCCTTATATCCCCAATTGGGTTTTTGTTAATTATAATTGTCTTTATTAGAGCTAATGTAAACTAAACTTTACATTTTAGCTTCTTTTAGGCCTATTATTAATTAAGCCATTTTTTAATTCTATATTTCATTGTCGCTGAAGTTCCAGTGCTAGTAGTTGTATATAAAAGTCTCATATTAGCCCCAGAAATATCAGCCGTAAACGTAACGCCTATTGTTCCAAGAACAGCCCCAGCCGCTGTAAACTCCGCCGAAGTCCCATCAGTCACCATATAAAGAGTACCGATTTCACGATTCCCTGCTCCGCGCGAAATTGTATATTCAATAACAGCCGAACTATAAGTTGCGTGAGGTAGCGTAAAAATAGCCGCAGCAACTGCTGTGTTATCTGTTAGTGTGGCCGAAGTTAATATATCAAATACTAAGTTTGTAGCTTGAGTTATAATTCCAGTATCACTAATTAACACACTTGAATCTTGTATTAATTTTCCAGAAGTTGAATCATATCTAACTACTGCTTCGTCAGTTGCTGATACAGGGCCTGCAACTTTTTCGGAATCTAATTCTTCTAATGCTAATTGAACATCTGTAGCTGCTATATTTCCAGCAGCAGCAAATGAAATAGCTGAAGCGTCATGCGCGTCTGTTGTATCTGCTATATGGTCTGTTATGCCAGAAGATAGAGTGGAGATATCAACTCCGTCTATAGTAACGCCCGGATTGACCGTAACATTAGACGTAATCGTAGCGCCAGCTATAGTTACACCGCTTAAATAAGTTACTGCTTCATATCCGGAACCGCCGCCGACTCCCGACATACTGTGTCCCATGGGAGAAAATCTTGGGGCGCGTCTCGTTTTAACATACGTAGAATCTGGTTTTAATTTTGGAGGGTCTTGGCTATCTTCAACCTTACCCGCCATTCTGGCTAATTTTGCATTATAATCAGACTTAGCTAATTGAGATTGGTCAAGGTCGGAGTTAATCGACTTCCATAATCTAGCTAGTGCGCCATATACTAAAACCACGCGGTCTTCTACAGGCATAGCAGGCTCATCTCCAGCAGCATTAAGCGCCGTTATTTCCTTTATGTAATCTACCTGTAAAGTAGTATCTGTTTTATTAATAGCCGGGTGTATATACATTCTGCGATATCTGTCAGATTCTAGCTCATCAGAACCAGAACTAGGGTCATAAAAATCGCCTGTATAGTAGAAACTTGGATATGATTCCGCTCTTGGATTTAAGGCCGTCAATTGTCGAAACTTTTGTAACCCAATCCCTTCCATAGGTTTAGAGTGGAAATTATGCCAAACGCTTACTGTTTCTCTACAGTCTGTGGGCAAAACAACAGTGTCATCCCAAATCTTAAACCCTACAGCCGAGCCAGCATTACCTGTATAATTAGAAGATAATGTAACTGTAGTAGATTCAGCCGTGTGCGCGCTTACGATATAAATTTCATTATATCCATCAACAGCAAACTTCTTTCCTGCAAAAGAGCCTAAACTTGCGGCGGGAGCGGTACTTAATGTTACTGTAGCAGAGTCAGGAGTTACAGCACAGGTCTCGGTGTTGTAACGCGCTTTGTGAATTGCCCTGTAAGAGCCTTCCAACCATTTCCATCTAGCAAAGGGAATCACTTCTTGTAGATATACTTGATTTATAACGCGCTTAATACGATTAATATTAACCGTATCGGAGGACTGTATTTTTAACTCCTCTCTTATCGCGTCTTGTATGTCTTGAAAATCTACTACTTCATAAGCCATTTAAAATTTTATCCCTTGAATCTTAAGACTAGTGTGGCTGTAATATTAGCGGCAGGCGTAACCCAGATTCCATTAGGAAATGTTATGGGAACTTTATCTAGACTTAATACAGATGTTGTATTAGCTAGAACACTTATGTTAAGTTTCAAATCACCCGCAGCAAATGCACCATTAGCTTTCGATAAATCGTATACAGATATATTGCCATTAGCAGTACCTGAGACTATAAAAGCTTCTACAATTAAATCCTTAGATTCAAGGTAGGAGCCAGAAGTTCCTGCTGCGCTGGCTTCCATAACATAATACGTATTGCCGTTTAGTGCGTTTGCCATAAATATTATCAGTCATGATACAAATAAAGTTTAGTGCCAGTGCCTGCTAAATCTATATGTAGCGTTTGGTCGTTACGAATACGTAAGTCTACTTGGTCATTGAGCCTAGCATTATCTGCCATTGTGCCCGATTCCCACAGTACTGCTCCGCTAGTATCAGTATCTTTTATTTGAATAGATGGAGTAGTAGTCCCCGCAATAACAACAATATTTTCAATACAACCAGAAAAGTTGGTTATAGTATCGTTATCTTCTGTTACGAGAATTCTATTATTTACTCTAGTTACGGCCATGTTATACGCCTCCTACTAGGCTAAATATTATGCGAATCTTAAAATACAATAAGTCCAGGTACCGCTGGCTCCATCAACTGTGCCCGCTGAATGGTTAGTAATTCTAACCTTAACTGTGTCGGCGGCTGATACGTATGCACCTGTAAATGATAAAGAGGATTCTAATGTTGAAGGGGGGTTCATAATGACGATATCACCAGTAGCTGCACCAGCAATAGTTACTGATGTTTCATTAGACGTAAGAGTCAAAAGAGAGGCAGGGTCTACTGCTACTGTACCCTTCATAACTAGAGTCAAGCCTACTGCGCTTGCTCCGGGAGTAAAACCATTTGTTGATACTATAGGACCTGAAAAATGCGTTGCGCTCATATTTTAATATCTCCTGGATAATTAAAAAAGGGTTGCTATATTTATCTTATACTGCTATAATAACAATATAATCGGGATAGTTATAGTGCCTGTATTATACCACATAAAAACAAAAGGGCCGGACTTTTTTAGTGTCCGACCCCGAATTTTATTCTAATTTTCTGCTATTTAGCTAGGTACTACGCGCCGTCAGAACCGAAGGTTCCGTAGCTATGCATAACTCCAAGATTCTCACGATAAGAAGACTTGTAGTAGATGCTATCGTTGATGAATCCTACATCTTGACCAGAAGCTTTAGTAGATAAAGGCTTTCTGTTGATGATGCGCATTCCTGTCTGTTCTGGAGAAGCTAACAAGAACCAAGCATCGGTATCAGTCAAGTGGGGAGAGCTGATTACACTTAGGCCATCAGACTTAAGTGAGTTCATGTTGTTGTCCGCAGTGTCAGCCTTAAGGTCAGACCCAATAAGTTCTTGAGCATAACGCTTAAGAGCAGGTGGGACTAAAAGAACTTTGGGCTTAACATTGTAGATAATACCAGAATCGCCGATTTGTTGAGTTTCGAAATCAATAAGGGCGGACTCTAGAGCACTGGCTGATAAGTCTGCATCTGTAGACGCTTTATTTCGGAAGGACAATCCGCTTGGAAGTGAATGGTCAGTATCAAATACATATTGACCGTCAGCAGCCGTCTCAGAAGTAAAACCGTTGTTGAAGATGTTCATTGCTGCAATTTCTTGCGATTCTCTTGCAGAACGCGCTAATTTCTTAACTGCATCTGAAATAAAATCAAATTTTCCATCATCTACTGCTTCTTCAGAAATGCTGAAACCAAGACCATATTTATTAATAGATAAAGTCTTGTTAACACCAGCAAGGGGGCGCTTGAAAGTATAATCTTGCGATTCCTGAACTTGTTGATATAAAGGCATATCATGGCTTTCAGAGTACTGCCAGATATCTCTATCTGTAGAAACAGTTTTAAAAACTCTATCACGAACACCTGGGTGCATGTCTAATTCACTCCAAAACATCTCCTCCAAAACGGGGAGCATGCTTGAACCGAATAAATCACTATAATTACTGCGTAATAACATATATTAAATCCCTGTCTGGCCGACGGCTTGAAGTTGGTGAGCGTTAATTCGTACAACAATATCGTTATTTGCTGCGTTTATTGTGTTATCAGACTGTGGAACAATACCAAGAATCTGGAAACTTAGAGCGGCTGTGGCTGCCATAGTTCCATCAATGTCTGCTGTTTGACCTGAAATCTTATAAGTAGTAGAATCAGTTCCAGCATTTAGAGTGCAATTTAAACCGATATCGGCTGCTGCAACAGCAGTATCGCCTTCGATTTCAAATAATTGAGTTGGGTCATCGTAAACAAATACAGTCTGACCTTCTGTAGCATAGTTTAAAGCTACGCCTAAAAGTTTGCCAGAAGTTGCTGCGTCTACGAAACCGTCGGATGATAATGTTACTGCGGCTCGAGCATAAATAGTAGCGCCTGCTGTATAGGGGCGCACTCTTAGAACTCTGCCGTGAGGTACTAAACCTCTAGGTGTACTTTTGTTAGCCATAGGCTGGAATCCTCCAAAAAGGGATTGACATGATAAAGGCGTATCAGTTAGATTTAATATCTAATAAAACGTATTATACCACATTTTTAGAGGAGCCCTGTAAAAATCTTGATATTTAGGATAAAATTATTTTATTCAGCCTCGTTTTCGTCGTCTTCAACAACTTTTACGCCTTTTACGGACTTAATATGTTGTTTAAACTCTTCTGAGGCCTGTCTGCCCGATTGAGCATTAGTCCGCTGACGCTTATATTCCCGTCTAATTGCTACTGACTCTTCAGTGTTAATGGCTAAGACCATTCCATTTCTAATTAAAAACCCGTCCATAGATGCATCTAGAAAAGGGTTATTTTTCAATGCTCCTTTAAGGCAATCGAATTGAACAGGCATATATCCGTTCTTATGATATCCGCCTTTTGCTTTTAACTGGGCCATATCTACCCATCGTGCATGTAGACTTTTTTTCTTCAATTCATTCTTTACTTCTTGTGGAATTTCAAACGGGCTTGGAACACCCATTCTCATTTCAGAAGCTGCTTTGCCTTTTTCTGTTAGGGGGGCGCGCCCGCCTTTACTTACTGTATTACCGTTAGACATAATAATAATCTCCTATTAATATTCACTTCTGTTTTGAGCTTTAGACCATCGCGTTCTTGTGGCCGCTTTTTGAAGCCGCTCAACATACTTAGGGTCATTAACGTCTTTACCAAGTAGACGCGCAAATTCAAGGGTGGAGTCATCGAGCTTTTGACTCTTGTTCTTACTATTATTCCTTCCTTCATTGCTGCTTCTAGCCCCTATATCATCTGACTCATTGCTTTTAGATTTATTATTTTCTGCTCGTTTTGATTTGGGTAAAATACCCAGGTCTAGGGCCGCTCCTTGAACAGCTAATCTATAAGCTCCTGGCATTCCTTTTTCTTGTGGACTTAAATTATTATAAGCTCTTACTGCTGCTTGACTTAATTCAGACGAACCGTCCGACAATTCCGGGAAGTTGCTAACTAACCCAGCAATTTCTGATTGCTGCTTTTGTTGATTAGCAAATCTGTCGTTCAATCTTGATTCCATCTTTTGTTCCATGTAGCGCTCGTACGCCTCAGGTTCAAGCATCGCGTCTGGCCGCGTATTAGTATTTTGTGGGGCCTGTACGCTATTCCCTAATAAGCTTAACTGTTGTAGTTGTTGATTGATTTGTTCAAGCTTTGAATCTAGATTAGATGTTTTTCGATTCATCTCTGCTTGTAGGTTTTTAAATCTTTCTTCTGGAGCTGCTGACTGCTCGGGGGCAGTATCTCCGCTATTGTTCTGTTCATCCATATTCATTATCCTTAGTTATTACGTAACTACTCGAACAAGGCTTATTGTTTATTTTTAATCGCTTCTTGTATTGCCTTGAGTTCTATAAGAAGCTTTTCGCCACCTTGCGACTTCATTTTCTTATATGCTAAATAAGATAACGAGCCATCGTCAAGATTAACTAAGTTATATGATACCACATCTTTGTTCATATCAGCACATAATTTTTCAACTATTTTAATTAATAATAGGAAGGAGCCATTTGCGACTAAATCTTTGACAGCATCTAATTCGTCGATTGAACTTAATCCTAGTGTTTTGGTTGTGACTTTAATATTGTCCATATGCTACCCGCCGAATAAAACTAAAATTAAAGCTCCGGCAGGACTTAAACCTGCGACCTCCAGCTTATATTCTGGCGCTCTAATCGACTGAGCTACGAAGCCAATATTAACTTACCATAGTTCAAACTTAATGTCAAGTTTTACTTAAAAAAAACATAGAGTGGTCGGTTGCGAATCCAACTATCTAGTTTATTGCTAACACTAGCAAATCTACCTTGCGTGTCTCCAGTGGAACCCACATGAGGTTCAAGAGGGCGTTTCAACTCGCCCTTCCACAGCATTTTCCACACCGCACTCTATAAATAAACTATAACACAGTTTTAACCATAGTCAACAAAAAAAAATGGCGGGTGAGGGTTCGAACCTCCTAGGCGGCCAGTTTCCGCTTCCACACCAAGATTAAAAAAAAAGGGCCTTTTATAATAGTCATGCCCAGGACTAGGAGTAGGCGTGGGGTTACATTGCTCACTCAACGCCTCGTTCTTAACGGTTTATTACTGATTTTTCCCCATAATACACCTCCCGTTTTACATTACTTTACATATCTTTACATATAAGAAAAAAAGGTAGGCAGTTTATTATTAGCAGGCACTTACCTAGGTGCCAGTTAGTCCCCGCGAGGACTATAAAAAAATTACTGTGGTTGTTCTGGTGGAGTCACTGAAGCATTACCTACTGGGGTTTGGTTCATTGACTGCTGGCTATTTACTTGCATTTGATTAGCCACTGCGTTCTGAGATTGCTGAGCCTCCAGAGCTTGCATTAATTGTGCTGCCTCTTGCTGCTTACTTGCTAACATTATAGCCTGTTGTTGGTTAAATTGTCCTAAAATATCATCATTGTCTATAATATATTGAGCATAAGCAATAAACCCTTGTAAATCATCCATAGGGGAAAACTGTAGGGGGTATCCTGCTAAAATCTTATTAGCCATTTCTTCTGGGCTATACGTTCTTTGCTGATTCATTGGCTTTTGAATAAATCTGCCATAATCTCTGATATTAATAGCTGCTAAATAATTTTTCAAAGCTTCATATCTTTGGATAGGTGTAATAATTCCCAACTGAATATCTAACATATTACCAGTTAATTGCAAGACAGTTTGTGCGTTTTCAATCCTTACCGCTGGGTTAGATGCTTGTGAATTAGGCTCTAAAGCAAAATCAAAAGACCCTGCAATCTCATCCCGAGTTTTAACCTGTCTGAAATAAGCTGCTCCATCGTCACCAGTAATTCTAAATTCCAGCCCTGGTGGCATTTTAGATTGAACATCGGCGAACATCTGCTTATAAATCTTCTTAAGGCCTCTATTAAGACGTCTTAGAAATATATCTAAATTGATATTAGATTCATTAAGGAGGGCGCGTACTCCTGACGCTGTCCTAGCAGCACCCTGACTAGCAGTAGAACCGAAGGAGATATCCGACAGGCCAGTTAACCGCTCTATCATAGAATATAAAAATTGAATTTGAGCCGAAGCCCAGCCTCCACGATTGCCTAAGTTAGGAAAAAATACATCCTGACTTGGATTATCAAGTGGCACAAGTGCACCGGGTTCTATTGGTATGGCCACGTTAGATAAAGAACTAGTAGCACGAACATAGCCAAAAGGCATAGATGACACAAGTCCAAAATCAACTGCCATATTATTAAGTGCGTCGATTTCTTTAGTGATTGAATAAATAAGTTCAATTAGGCCTACCCCGTAGATTTGGCCCTGACGTTTATAAAAATCAACTTTAGCATACGGGCGTTTCTTAGTTTTTGAATTAATTCTGTGTAAGTAAGTAGCTCTTAAAACTGTTCCACTAGATTCATGTACCCAAACAACAAGTTCGGAGTTAATGCCAGAGCCGTAGACATCTTTTTTAACATAACATTCTAAAATGTGGTACCGCGTAAGTTCTGCTGATTTATTGTCAATATCAGCTAAACCTGCGTTTTGAGCTTGCCTTAATTTTATTCCATCACTTATTTTAGAGCCTTTAATGTCTCCAGCAGTTTGTGTTACTTCATTTACTGCATCAACATCAAATAAACCCCTGTCTGCTAATGTAAATAAATCACTAGCGGTTAAATAAGTAGACTCAATTACAGCATCTGCTTTATCTGGGTCTGCATTTCCAATTATAACCAAGTCTTCTGCGGATATATTTCTTAATGTAGGCCCATCAAAATCTAGTAATGTAACATCCTCTTCTCGCTCGACATCTTCTGTAGTTTCCACAGGAATGTCTTGACCATCGATATTTACAACTGCAATTTTACTTTCGGGTTTTTTAACAATATCTTTAAATTGACTATATCTTTTTTCCCAACCATTCTTAGTAAGAAATACTCCACGAGTTACCCATTGCCAAAGCGCCTTGTCGATTTCGTCTTCAATGCCTTGGTAATCATTGGCCCAGTCTTTTACCGAATACCCCATTAAATCTTCTACTAACTGCTCACGTTCTGCATTAGCTCCTTTTCTAGCTGATACAGTGAAAGGGATGTCATGAGTGAATATGGCGGAGAAGAATCTGGCGTGGTACGTTTTAGCAACTGTTAATGAAATAGGTAAATGAATAGCTGCGGCCCAATCAACAGGTCTTGCATAAATAGGCTCAATAAATTCATCATATTCACTTAAGAATGCTTCCTGTCTACTTAACCATTCGGCCCTATGAGAATTTGCAACAGTCCACATAGACCTTACTTGTGTGCCATAGTTTTCATCTACTAGTTTTTTAAGTAGTTTCTTATCAGGCAACTCTATGGCGTTAGCGCGGACTTCATTAGGTTTTAATTTGTTCTTACGGCCATTGGCCCTAATCTCATCCAACTGCTCATTTTTTACATTATTCATCGTCTATATCCCTACTTAACCCATGTCTGGTGTATAACCTGCGCATAGGTTGTTTGTACATACTTCGTTTACTTGTAGTTATTCCAAGCCCTTGGGCCATACTGACACTGGAACCTGATTTCGCCCTTACGCCCTTAAGTCCATGGATTGTACCATACTTTCCCATGGTCTTTGCTAAATTTTTAGAACTTAATGAATAAGTTAGTGCGGAGAAGTAGTCTAACTTACCTGAATCAAGCTTTGGTTTGTTAACATCCTTCTTTTTATCGTATACAAAGGCTATATTACACAGCTCTTTATATGTTCTAGGGGTAGATTCGTCTATAAACTTTAATCTAGGGCTTTTTTCAAATAAAGGAGGTCCAGAATCTTCTAGGGCCAACATCTCCCTTATTCTAGCTATAGCCTCCTCATGCATCTTGTCTTCGAAGGTGGTTGCGCGCGCACGAACCCCACAATCATTTAAAACTTGTATAAAAGACTTAAACCCTTCAAAAGCCGTCCCCTCACCACTACCTAAACTATCACAAATCCATTCGACTACCTTATAGCCTAAACTCCAACTTAGTAGTTCTGAAGCAAATTCCCTAGCTGTAGCCTTTAAACTCAATTCCTTTAAAACATATAATTTGTCGTTATCTGGATTTCTTCCTACTAAAACCGCCGTATGTGGCTTATGATTATGATTATCTATTCCTACAACGCAGGGCCACTCCGGTCTCCACTCTATTTGATTTTTTTGTATAAGATGTACTTTGTCACTTATCAAGTGTCCAAAGGCTAATGAATCTATATCACTGAATTCGCCCTGTAGTCTTATTCTTTTTTCTTTATCAGTTAGTAGGGACGAGAAGCGCTCTATATAACCTTCGCCTAAATTTTCAGCATTGTCATATATCGTTCCAGTAAAACATTCTACTCCAGGTCTTAACCCTTTAGTCCATGGCTCGATAAAGTCTAGACGCAGCCATGCAGCGTCAGCGCCGATTGGCGTGCCTATGATAAGCGTTTCAAACTGCACACTCTTATCTCGCTGACCTCGACTCAAGGCAATATATATATTTCTCGGTAGGGGCTCATCTGCTATGATTAAATCCGTATTAGATTTTGATTCAAACATTACGGGGTCCATTTCCCAGGTGTAAAATTGGGCACGAGAACCATTCTTCCATACTATTTCATTTGTATATGGTTTTCCATTCTTCCTTAATTCAATTCCATGATGTTCAAAATCAAACCATTTTCGCAATTCTGCAATCCAGACATCTTCTATCTTGGCGCTGTTATCTACAACAACAATAATATTTAATGGGACCTTAGTAGTTTTATTTTTCCAAGGGTCTACGCCGATGGCGCGCTGCCACATTAAGTGTACTCCTAGTGTGGTTTTACCAATCCCATTTGAAGCTGTACATATTTTAGTCCAGGCAGGAGAGGTTAGAATTTTGTTCTGTAGGGGATTTGGTTTGAACTGCTTCCTAGATATGCGTTCACGCCTTTCCTTCTCTTCTAAAGCCTGTATTATTTTTAGCTTCTGTTCTTTATTTAGTTTATTTAATTCTAATTTATTACTAGACACAGCCAATCTCTTCCAAGCAGCCTAGCCAACTTGGGTCATTATGTAGTCTGTAATAAAAGGCTCCAATAACGTCGCACTTGGCCTCTTCATCCAAATCTAAAGTATTCTCAATTACAGCATGGTGCATTTCGTGTAACAAAGTGGCAACTCGCGCTGACCCATGCAATTCTTTTGCAATCATAATCACGTGGTCTTCGTTTATATATAGCCCATTATATATTTCCCCTCGTTTGGGGCCAATCACGCGCTTACGTATAGTGGCTCGTGAAACTAGTTTTACTTCTAGCTCACCATAAACACTTGGTACTATATATATTGGGGTCTTATTCTTCGCCACGATTCTTTTTAAGCTCCATTGCAATTTGTTTTTGGATAAACAGAATACAGCTAGCCAACATATGGCTCTTCTCACCAGGACTTGCACTAAGTTTGTTCAACTCAATATATGCTTCTATTAGGATATCTAAGTCTGTTTTCATCCTCGTTCCTCGGGGCGTAGCAGCTCGGGCCTGTCTATAATTGGGCTAATCCCTTCGCCTACTGCGTCTGATATCAAGCTCATGGCTGTTAATTGGTTTGTTCGGGCGAACCCACAACTGTTACAACTCTTATAGTGGGAAAATCCCACTTGTTTGTCGTAGAGGTAGGAGCCGCACTCCGGGCACAACAGTTCGGCTGTATTATATTTCATGTGTCTCTTCTCCGTTCTCATCTGAAGACTCTGAGCCTGTTATTTCTAAGGCTTCCATCTTGCTATTTATAATTGCGTCTAATTCCGAGTCACTAGACTCTGCCAAAGCATGCTTAATTTCACGTTTTTCTGTAGGTCGTCCATGCGCCCTGTTTACTATATCTTGGGAAGCTGCTAGCGCCTTACCTGAGTCTTGTTCCGTAAGGGCCGTAGTCACTATTCTTGCTTGGGCTAGGGCTGCATATTTCTTGGCTAGGGATATTGCGTCCATTCCTCGGGCTATATCTTCTTTCAAGCCTTTTAGGGCGCCGTTGAATAGGTCATCATACAGCGCGAGGTCATCTATGGTACCTACCCTAGATAATTCTGCTCCATTCTTTCTTGTATTAAAGGCTGCCCGTTTGGTACTGCCTCCATTTCTAAATCTAGCCATTGGTTTTCCAGCCATGCACACTCCCGTTTCAAGGTTTCAGTATAACATATTTAAGCAGAGGATGGAAGAAAAATAAGTGCCTTGCCAGCAAAAACTTCAGTCCGTAAGGGCGCGTCCGTCTAAGTATCTGATTTTACTAGGTTATTAGCCATGTTAGCTAATTAAAAATAAATTTTGTGAAAATTCGTAAAAAGCAGCACTTTATGGCATATTTTGTGAACAAGAACATCCACTTTTCTAGGCACACCCCTCCTTTCTCTTGCTACAAATTCGTTATCTTTTTGTGTCCGAACTCAGGCCCTAGCTACAATCAGACCGAAATTTGGGAGGAAGTGGCACCCACACACCCCCTCAAAATAAAACGAGCTCGAATATAGGCGAGATGAGCTCAAATATGAGGCAATATGACATCAAGACATGAGCTAACTCAATGACTTAGATATAGTGTGGGGCGTGGATATGCGTGGGGATGGGGTCTAAGTGTGTGATATTATTAGATTGTTATTGTATTTATATACAATATCCTAGAGAGTGGCGACGTTCGCCCTAAGTCGCGCTCTTTTTATTACAGTTAACGT